AGCCAACGATTATGTTGAAATTATGTGGCGCACCACCAGCACTGATGTAAGTATTGAGCATTTTGGGACAAGCACCAGTCCCACACGGCCAGCAGTACCATCAGCCATTGTCACAATGAGCTTTGTCTCAAACATCAAATAAGCACTGCCATGTACATACCAATCAAATTACCCCCAGGTGTTTTCCGAAATGGTACTGAATACCAGGCAGCAGGCCGCTGGTATGACGCAAACCTAGTGCGCTGGTATGAAGGGACACTCAGACCCATCAATGGATGGCGCACCAGGTCAAGCTCACAGATGTCAGGCTCATGCCGAGGCATCATCACTTGGCGCGACAATGGCAGTGATCGCTGGATTGGCGCTGGTACGCATACCAAACTGTATGTGATGAATGCGCTTGGCACGTTGAAAGACATCACGCCAACGGGATTCACCACAGGCTACGCAAGCTCCACAGTGCTGACTGGCTACGGCTACAACGTCTATGGCTCATTTGCCTATGGCGTGGCACGACCTGACACCGGAACTCCCATTGCAGCCACTACCTGGTCACTCGATACATGGGGCGAGTATTTGATTGCTTGCTCCAGCACCGATGGCAAGATTTACGAGTGGCAATTGGGTTTTTCAACGCCTACCAAGGCAGCGGCAATCACCAATGCACCAGTGAGCAACAAGGCGGTTTTAGTCACCCAAGAGCGCATTATCTTTGCCCTTGGTGCTGGTGGAAACCCACGCAAAGTGCAGTGGTGCGATCAAGAGAACAATACCCTTTGGACACCAGCAGGCGACAACCTTGCAGGCGACTATGACTTAGCCACCCCTGGCTCACTCATTGCTGGCAAGCGGGTCAAGGGTGTCAATCTATTGTTTACAGATGTGGATGTCCACACGGCCCAGTATGTTGGCGCACCATTTGTCTATGGTTTTGAGAAGGCGGCAAGTGGCTGCGGTCTCATTTCAGCCCAGTCTGTGGCGGCCATTGATACGGCAGCCATTTGGATGAGCAATTCTGGCTTCTGGATTTATGACGGCTATGTCAAGCCACTGCCAAGTGATGTGTCAGATTACATCTTTGCCAATATCAACTTTGCCCAGGCATCGAAGATTTATGCGGTCCATGTCAGCAAGTATGGTGAGATTTGGTGGTATTACCCAAGCGCGGCCAGTAATGAAAACGACAGCTACGTCACTTTCAACTACCGCGAAAACCATTGGAGCATTGGTACATTGGCCCGAACTGCTGGTGTTGACTCTGGTGTCTACACATACCCTCTGATGGTCTCAAGCGATGGCTACATCTATGAGCATGAGGTGGGCTACAACTACGATGGCTCAAGCCTTTTTGCTGAGTCTGGCCCAGTCCAATTGGGCAATGGCGACAACATCATGTCGGTGCGGCAAGTTGTCCCAGATGAGCAGACTTTGGGTGAGGCGGTGGTGTCTTTTAAGACCCGAAATTACCCCACAGACACACAATCTACATTTGGACCATACACGGCAGCCAACCCGACTTCTGTCCGGTTCTCTGGGCGCCAAGTCAATATGCGGGTGACTGGTGACACTTTGTCTGACTGGCGCATTGGGGTGATGAGGCTTGAGGCCATCCCTGCCGGTAAGCGATGAGCGACCAAGAACATTTGGATAGGCTGCGCCACCATGTGGAGGCGGCCTTAGAATATAGCGGTGGAACGCATGATTTTGAAGATGTTGTGCAGATGGTCGAAGGTCACAGATTACAGCTGTGGCCGGCCAAGGACTCGGTGGTTTTGACAGAAATCATCGATTACCCAAGGCTAAAGAATTTGCATTACTTCTTGGCTGGTGGCGACCTAGACGAACTCTCACGGATGAGACCATTGATCGAATCCTGGGGCAAGTCAGTTGGCTGCACCAGAGTGACCTTGGCAGGCCGAAGAGGCTGGGCAAAGACATTTTTGAAAGACGAAGGTTACAGTCCGCAGTGGTCTGTAATGGCAAAGGAACTTTAGGGGATAAATATGGCAACTTCACCAGGACTCGCATGGTCATTGGCTAATGGCATCAGTCAAGAGCAGTATGACAAAAACTTGTTTGATGCGTATGTAAAAGCGCAAGCTCAAGGTTTGAGTGATGCTCAAATTGAAAGCAACATGAATCAATATGGCATCAGTGCTTCTGATGTTTCACGCGCTTTGGGTGTCCCCGTTGGAGATGTGCAAACTAGACTTGAAGCGGCAACGCCAACAACGGCTGCTGAGATCGCCTATAACAAGGCGGCCATGGATGAACTGGCAGGGCGTGAAGCGCAATGGGCTGCACAGCAAAAGACTAACACGACCAATTGGGCCGAGCAGCAGCGCTTGAATGAGATCAAGAATCAGCAGCAGATTGCTGCAAATCAAGCCGCATATGCAGAGCAGCAGCGCCTTAACAACTTAAAAAATCAGCAGCAGATTGCAGCTAATCAAGCCGCATATGCAGAGCAGCAGCGCTTGAATGCGCTGAAGAATCAGCAGCAAGTTAAAACTACTGGCACAACTACTGACACTGGCGGCTTGCTTGGCCCAACTGGCAGCATGGGCATCACTGGCACAACACCATTTGCCAATGCCACCCAAGGCTTTGCCCAGAACTTTGCAAATTACCAGTCCATCCCCATTGGCGCTCAGTACAACCCCAATGTTGTTGGCGGTACTGGCTCACCTTACTCTCAGGTCATGGCCCAGATGCGACCAGTTGGCAACCCATACGCTGGCGTGGTCGCAGGCCAAGCAATGGGTGGATATAGCCCTGGTCTGTATGACCAGATCGCAGCTGCCAATGTGGCCAAAACAATTGCGGCAAATGCTGGCACTACATTGGCCGACTACTATGGCGGTGGCGGTGATGGTGGTGATGGCGGTGGCGGTGGTGGTGGTGGCGGCACTGGTGCAGGCGCTGGAACTGGCAATGCCATGGCCAAGGGCGGTTATGTCCATGAAGGTAAGATGTTTGGCGCAAACCCGCCTGGTCCAGATGATGGTGCTGTCAATCTTGATATTGGCGAATATGTGATCAAGAAGTCTTCAGTCAATAAGTATGGCCGTGGACTTCTGGACATGATCAATGAAGGCAAAGTGCCTGCCAAGAAAATGAAATCTTTACTCGGATAAGGTGGCAATATGTCAAAAGGTGGAACAACTACATCGACAAGCTCCATTGATCCTCAGATCAAAGAAGCATTCTTGGCCAATTTTCAGCAGGCCCAAGGGGTCGCTGGTGCATTGCCGGTCCAGCAGTTTGCTGGCTACAACCCAATGTATCAGGCAGGCGAGGAAGCTCTGGTCAACACGGCCCTTGCTGGCCCAGGCATCAGTGGCACAGACTTGGCAGCCCAAATGGCTGCTTATGGCGGTGTCTATCAGCCTGGTCAGATCACAGCGCAGCAGACCAATCTAGGTCTTGGCCAAGGTGCAGGCACTATTGGCAGTTACATGAACCCATTTACAGAGCAAGTGCGCACCAATGCATTGGCTGATTTGGAATCTGCAAGACGATCTGCCATTGCCCAGACTGGTGAACGTGCCACACAAGCCCGTGCATTTGGTGGATCACGCCAAGGTGTGGCCGAGGCTTTGACTAACCAAGGGTTTGCCAAGCAGGCCGCCACACTTGGCACATCTTTGAACGAGCAGGCATTCAACCAGGCAATGGCCATGCAGCAGGCCGACATTGCGCGCAGATCAGCAGCCGACATTGCCAATCAGCAAGCAGGCTTGCAAGGTGCGCAATTGAGGCTAGGTGGTGCAAGCCAGCTTGGTAATTTGGCTGCACAGCAACAAGCATTGCGTCTTGGTGGCGCTCAAGCGGTCATGGGTGCTGGCGGTGCGCGTCAGGCTCTGGACCAGCAACAAATGGATGCAATCCGAAATATTGGCTTGCAGCGTCTTGGTGTGGTCCAGTCTTCACTGGGTGCGCAGCCTGCAAACCTTGGCATGGTGGCAACAACTCCATACAGTCAGAATGTCGGTGCTGGCCTATTAGGCGGTGCATTGGCTGGCTCTCAATTGGCTGGCGCTGCCGGTCTGACAGCTGGCACTGGTGCGGCACTTGGTGCATTGACTGCCTTGATCTAATATGCCAAACACCCCAACCCCAGAGCCACAACGCTACGCTGATGCGCAGCTCATGGCTTTGCTTGATCCATCAAGCAAGCGTGACACCATCCTGATCACGCCTGGATCACCTATGCCGTCTCGCATCCCTGATGGTTTGACAGTGGCCGAGACAAGCCGAGGCATTGTGATCACCAGTGATCCTGCAAAAGTCAGGATCATTGACCAAGGGTCTGAGAAAGATGTGGGCATGGCGCTCTTTGGCTATGCATACGATCAGGCCAAAGGCTTTGACAATGTGGCGGTGGCCATGGATAGAGCTGGAACACCGGTGGCAGAACTGGCCATCAAGCCTGGTCAAGAAAGACGGGCCATGAGGGCTGCATCTTTACTTGCACCAGATACTGGATCAACTAACATGATGAGCAGAGGCGATGTGGTCAATACTCGCCTCAGAGGTTTATTGGATTAAGGTGGAAATATGGCTACTCAATTTGATTTTGCAAGTTTAGGCAATATGTTTGGTGGGATGCCTGGTGCAACACCAACGGGGCTTGATGCATTGCTGACAGAAGACCAGCGCAAACTGCTTGGCCGTAATGCTGCACTGTCAGCAGCTGGTGCATTGCTCCAAGCCAGTGGCCGAAGTGCAGTCCCAATCAGTATGGGCCAAGCACTTGGATCAGCTTTGCAGGCTGGTCAGCAAGGTTATCAGCAGGCTAGAGCTGGTTCATTGCAAGATTTGCTTTTGGGTGGAAAGCTGAAAGAGATGCAAACAGCCCAAGAATTGCAAACCCAATTGGGCAGTATTTTTACCAAACCAACAACTGCATTGAGTCCAGAGATGCAGGCTTTGGCTGCACCAGGGATGCAAGCAGGCCCAACCTTGGCCCGTGCTGAACTGGCTGCAAACATCCAGCCACCAAGCGATGCCGAGATTAAAGCGGCTCAGTATCAACGGGCCGCAGACCTTTTGGCATCAAGAGGCAGAGGCGAAGAGGCCAAACGCTATCAAGACATGGCCAGAGACTTAAACCCACGGGCTAAAGTTGTTGGCCAGCCATTTGAAGTGACTGATCCTACTGGCAAGCCAATCATGGTCCAGCAGTTTGAGTCTGGCGATATCAAGACCATGCAGGGATTTGGTCCAAAGCGTGATGTCGTCTTGCAAAACCTTGGTGGCACGACTGTGGCTGTTAACAAGTCGGCATTGAAGGGTGGCGAAACATTTGCCCAAACAATGACACCAAGCGAGATTGCCAACTTGAAAGTGGCTCAAGGCAACTTGGCCGTGGCCCAAGGCGGTCTTGGTTTGCGTCAGCAAGAATTTAATCGTGGTGCTTTTGACATCAAAGAAACTCCAGAAGGTTTGGTCTATGTGCCAAAAGTACCTGGTGGCGCGGCCATGCCAGTAATGACGGCAGCCGGAACACAACTTGAAGGCGCTGGCTCTAAGCCGACTGAAGACCAAAGCAAGTCAGCAGGCTTTGCTTTCCGAATGAAACAGTCAACTCAGATTTTCAATCAGCCTGCTGTGGATAAGTCTGGTGAGCCAATCATTGATCCCAAAACTGGCAAACCAGTTACGCTTGAGCAGGCTTATGGTCAGCCAGGAAAGTATCAGGCCATCATGCGCGCCATCCCAAGTGCTGGATTAACAACTGGCATTGCCAATATTTCAGAAGATGTTGGTCGGCAGCAGTATCGTCAGGCCCAAGAAAATTGGGTCACTGCCAACTTGCGACCAGAGTCTGGCGCGGTGATTGGTGTGGAAGAGATGGAAAAAGAGATCACTAAATATTTCCCACAAACTAGTGACAGTCAAAAAACTATTGAGCAAAAAGCCCGTGCTAGACGCGACACTGAACTGGCCATGACTGTGCGCGCTGGTCCAGCCTATAAACAAATTGAAAAAGCAGTGGCTGCACGGAATGCCCCAATGGCTGCACCAACTGCTGGTGTGCCTAGACTTGTCAAAGACCCTGCGACCGGCATTTTTCGCTATGTAACGGAGTAAAAAATGGCAGACAAAATTGTTCAAATCCCAAATATTGGGCCAGTGTCTTTTCCAGAAAGCATGACTGATGAGCAGATCATCAAGGCCATTCAATCATTGCAAGCACCAGCTGCTGCACCAATTACTGCCCCAGCGCCAACTGGCAAAGCCCCAGAGTCTTTTGGAGCCAAAATTCTAAATTCACCAGTGGGTGGTGTCATTCGCGGTTTGCGTGATATTCCAGACGCTGGCGCTCAACTGCTGACTCGCGGCCTAGAAGCTATTTCACCAGCAGGCTCAAGTCTTGAGCAGTTTGCCCAAGCAGAGCGCAAAAGGGTTGAAGATATCAATCGTCAGGCTGAACTGGATTACCAGAGAAACATTCGACAAGGTCAAATGCGTCAAGGTGAAATTGATGTAGGCCGAGTCATAGGCAACATTGCAGGCACATTGATCCCATCAACCGCTGCTGTGCGCGTACTTGGTGCAACCACTGCCCCAGTACGGGCCGGAGCAATTACTGGTGCAGTTGGTGGCGCTTTGCAACCCGTGGCCACAACGCCTGGCACAACAACGCCAGAATTCTTTGCGCAAAAAGTTGAGCAAACTGGAGCAGGCACAGCATTTGGTGCAGGCGCTGGATATCTTGGCGGTAAGTTATCCGACATTCTGTTTGGCGCTAAACCACCAGCCATGCCAATGCCTGGTCAACCAGGTGTCGGTGGCGCTCAAGTCAATGTGACCACAACGCCAACAGCCACAGTGACTGGGGGTGGCATGACTCCTGGTGCAGTCGGTCCAGACCCATCAGCCGGATTGACTGCGGCCCAGCAGGCTATTCTTGGCCGTGGCAAAGAAATGGGATTCCGAACAACGCCTGGTCAAGAGACTGGCTCTAGGTCTTTGCAGCAGATGGAAGCTCGAATGGAGTCAAGCCCATTTACTTCTGGACCATTTAACGCAATTAAAGATGCAAACCAAAAGATTCTTAATCGATCCACAGCGCAAGCCATTGGTGTCAATTCTGATGAATTGAGCAATCCAGTCTTGGCCCAGGCACAAAGACAGATCAGCAATGTCTACAAACAAGTGGCCAGCCCAGAAGTCAAAAAGCTAGATGGCAACACCATCCAGACTGGTATTGAGCTGGTCGATAACGCATTTGAAGGTCTGACAACTCAGCCCCTCAAATCAAATATCTTTGTTAAGCAGCTGCAAGACTTGGCTGCCAAGGGTGAAGCTAGTGGCAATCAATTGCAGACCTTGTCATCAAAGATCGGTAAACGTGCCAAAAACGAAATGACCACAGCAATGGGTGATCGTGAGCTTGGAAGCGCCTTATTCCAATTAAAGGAAATGGTCGATGATGCCTTGGCCCAAGGCTTGTCTAAAGAGCAACAGGCGGCATTCCAACTGGCCCGTGCCAACTATCGCAACTTGATGACCATCAGGTCCAATCAAGGTGTGGTCAATCCATCGACCGGCAATGTGTCAGGCTTGAATCTGGCCAGTGCATTGACCCGTAAAGACCCACAGGGTTTTGTGTTTGGCTCTAACCAGACACCAATGTATGAGGCCGCTAGGTTTGCCCAAGCATTCAAGCCAATTGTTGGTGACTCTGGAACGGCCACAAGGTCCATGGAAGTCAGCCCATTGAGCATGATGCTGGCCGCGCCAACTAACATTGCAGCCCGTGCCTATACGGCCCAGCCAACTGCTAACCTTGCATCAAGAATGCAGACTGGTGTTGCACCAGGCACTGATGCGGCCACACAAGAACTCTTGAAAAAGATGTTCCCGACAACTGGTGCAGCCGGTTTGATCAGTCTATTGAGCCAGTAATCACTGACCAAAAAACGCGGCCACAAGTGGGTCGCGTTTCACAACCCGTCTTTTCTGTCTGCGTCTGGCAGCGTCAAAGTCTTTATCGTCTGCACTCTTTTTCTCTCGATATTTCCGAATCCGATCAGCGCCTGGCACGGGACCAGGTGCAATGGCATCTTCAGCATCACCCCATGACCACAGAGGCCGCCACTGACCATTGGCGCTCACTCTGGTGTATCCGGAAATATAGACTAGCTCATGGCGGTGCAAATCAAACAGAATTCTGGCTGCACTGCGCCTGGCACAAAAGCACAACTTGGCCAAATCAAGGTCTGACAGATTGCCTTTCTTTTGGAGCGCTGCCTCAATGGCAGGGCTTACACGGGGTTTTAAGCCTCTGGCCATGTCTGCTTATCCATTCTTGCTTTTAAGCGCTCCAGCATTGTTTTGACAACGAATGCACGGGTTTTAACGTCATTGGGGATTGCATGGCCAAAGACTTCTGGGTGGAGTAAGTCTTTGACCAGGTCAAGGCAGGCATCAATGGCCGGTGGCAATTCTTTATCTGTCATGGTATTTTTTCAGCGCAGACACTTCAATGTGGTCCACAAACCCCTGCAAGATCATGTGGGCAATGTCCACATCAGTGTCTGCGATGTATGCATTATTCAGCGTCATGCACTCTTCAAAGTCAGGCTCATAAGGTGAGCCAAGGGAATCGACCGATCCCTTTTCTTCTGGGCTGTATTCCAGAAAGCATATAAGGTCCACATCTTCAATGCAGCACTCGAACTGGAACAATTCTTTGGGGCAGCTGGGTGTTGGGCCGTAGTTCATGTCAACCCCTCCAAGCCAGCATCACGCCAATGCCACCAAAAATAATGATGGCCAAGGTCCATTCGATCAGGGTGGTAATGATTTTCTGTTTCATCGGTTTCTTTCGTTAATGGGGCCGAAGCCCCGTGGGTTTAATTAGGCTGCGGCTTTCTCGGCAAATAAGCGCTTGGCTTCTGTGCCTTGATCGGCATACTCATCAGAGCCATAAGCTGGATCAACTTCATCCCAAAATGTAGGAGAAATAAACTTACCAGCCTCAAGCGCAGCGTTAACACGGGCGGCTAAACGATCTGCTTTGGCTGATGCCTCTGCGCGTAAATCGGGAAAGTAAGAATCGCCAGACTCTGGGCAAACAACTTCCTGAGTGCCATTGAAAATGGCTTGATGACGAAAGCGCTTACCAGCTGCATTCTCGATCAACACATAAAACTGCTCTGCAATGAATGGATGACCATCACAAGCGAAGCCAGCATTAAAGAGATCAGAAGCCACATAAGCAGTAAAAGTTGTCGTTTTCATTTCGTTTCTTTCGTTTAAGTAATAGGAGTAACGAAGTATGACAGAAATGAACTATCTGTAAAGAATTATTTTTAAACTGTTGTTTTTTTACATATACCGCAATTAGAATGCGCTCATGGAATCAATTCACACAATACGCGCAAGGGCCAAGGCTCACAAGATAACCATGTCTGCCGTGTGCGATGAGGCTGGCATCCAGCAGTCCCAAGTCAGCCGGTGGCTGTCTGGAACTGTGGAGCCATTGTGGACATCAGTCAATCAATTGCACTTGGCACTTAATAAACTGATCGACAAATCACCAGTCGTTATCGACTGATTCGGCAGCAGCTGGCGCTTTACCGGCCACCACGCCAAAGTCAGATGCCGCTGAAGGCTTTGCACCACCCAGCGAGTCACCCTTAGACAAAAGCATGATGTTGTTCAAACCATACGACACGCCCTTGTTGCCTGCCTGGTCATAAGCATAGGCATTCAAAGACACGCGGCCATAGTCGCCAGAGACAATATCTTGTGATCCAAGAATGTCATGGCCATGGGCATCCACTGCACCAGGCTTATTGGTGGATTTGGTGTTAAAAAAGTAATGCCCTGCATACTCTGGCCCCAGTGGTGATCCATCGGATTTGACTTCTGTATCGCCATCACGCAAGGGATTGCGCACAGTCTTTGGGATTTTGTCCCCAAATTTGGCGGTCAATGCGGCCTTGGCTGCCGCTTTCAATTGGTTCACAGTGTCAAGGTCTGTCTTTGGGACAAGCACTTGCGTTGAGAACTCTTCTTTGCCGTTCATTTCATTCTTACGAGCAGTCAATGCTGAGAAATATGAGAAACGAACTTTGCCGGTTACAACTCTGGTCATGGTTTTTTCCTTTTAAGGGTTTAAGGTTTTTACGTTTCTGTCGTCAAACAGAAATTGCACTTTAGCACAAATCGGATATGATGCAAACAACTTAAAACGAGGAAACGATCATGCAGTTATTCCCCCATCAGCAAGAGGCCAAGCTCTTCTTGCTGTCTAGGCGAAGGGCCATCTTGGCCGACCAGCCAAGGGTGGGCAAGACGCTACCCACAGCAGCTGCTGCACTTGAAAACCTACCAGCTTTAATCGTTTGCCCCGCCATTGCCAAGACAGTCTGGGAGGCGGCTTTCAGCAAGCTGGCTCCCAACGTCTCGGTCCATGTCATCAATGGAAAACGCGAGGCTGCACTGCTAAATTCAGCAGATATCACCATCATCAACTACGATGTCTTGCAATATGGTGTTACGCAAGTGGACAGATATAACACTCTAGTTCTCGATGAGTGCCATAGGATTAAGAATCCAAAGGCCCAAAGAACGAAGGCTGCAATGCTGGCCATGAAAAAGATTGGCCATGTTTATGCGCTCAGTGGCACACCCATCCCAAACAGGCCCATCGAGCTGTGGCCCATCTTGCACGGCCTTGGCATTTACAGGGGCGGCTGGTTTGACTTTGCGGCCAGATACGCAAAGATGTGGTCGGCCCCATGGGGCCTAGACACCAGTGGCGCGTCTAACCTGGTCGAACTCAAAGAGCTGATGAAGCCCCATGTCCTGAGACGCAAAAAAGAAAACATCTTCAAAGACTACAAAGACCCACAGGTCAGTCTGATCACCTTTGATCTGGCCAATGACAAGCGCGAGCAAGCCTTTGATGCCGATGCCTTGATGGCCAACCCCAATGCCTTGATGGCCTTTGAAGGCTTGGCAGAAATCATGCGAGAAGCCGGTATGCGCAAGGTCAAGGCCGCCAGTGAATTCATCGATGATTTGCTCCAGGCCAATGAGCCGGTGGTGGTCTTTGCGCACCATAAGGATGTGGTGGCTGCCTTGCAAGATGAACTCAAAGAACACAAACCCGTAGTTATTACGGGTGAAACGTCAAGACCGAAGCGCGACCAGGCGCTCAAATACTTTCAGTCTGGCCAGACCAAATGCATCATTGGCAACATTGCCGCCATGTCTGAAGGTGTAGACCTATCCGCTGCCGACACGATTGTCTTTGTCGAATGCACTTGGTCCACCTCGGCACTGGAGCAGGCCAGCAGCAGGGTCGAGAACATCAACAAATCAGGCATTCCACCCGTCATCTACATTCTGACCATCAAAGCAAGCCTAGACCACAATGTCTTGGCCAAGGTTTTAAAGAAGCTCAATGTCGTGAATCAAATCATTTAACCCAGGAGAAACCATGCAACACGAAACCAGAAAACACGCCCGACTGTCAGCATCCCGCACAGACAGATTCATGCAATGCCCAGGCTCATACCGGCTCGAATCTCTCATGCCCTATGAGCCAGCAGGCGAGGCGGCTGCCATTGGCACAGCGATCCATGAACTGTCAGAGATCATTCTGCGCGGTGGTCAGATACCCACTGGCACTGACCCTGACCATTTATCCATGGCCCAAGGCTATGCCAACTTTGTCAACACTTTGGTCGAAAACCCACGCAAAAAAATGATCGAGGTCAACCTCGATGAGGGTCTCCAGTCCCTGCACCCAGCGCTTGGCGGGACAGCCGATGCCATCCTGGTCGATGGGGACCATCTTCATGTCATCGATCTGAAGACTGGCCGAGTGGCCGTTGACGCGAATGAGAACAAGCAGTTACTGACCTATGCCCTTGGTGCAATGCGTCAGCTCAAAGCGCCAAGCACCATCACTTGCACCATGCACATATTCCAGCCCCGTGTGGGCCACAGCAAGTGGACAGTGTCTGGCAACTACTTGAACTTGCACGGCAGGCGCTTGCTGTCAGCTGCCGAGCTGGCGCTCTCAAGCGATGCACCAACCCATCCAAGCCCAGATGCCTGCCGGTACTGCAAGGCCAAGACCATTTGCCCATCCATGCGCCAGAAGGTCCAAGAGGTCGCCAGAAGCGATTTCAAGCCTGACACCACTGTTACCCCTGAGATGCTAGACAACGCGGCTCTGGTGGCCGCATGGGCCGATGCAGTGCAGTCTGCTGCCAAAGAGCAACTGGCCAATGGCAAAGCCATTGATGGCTGGACCATGCGCGCAGGCCGTAAGACAAAATTTTGGAAAGACGAGGCGCTGGTCATGGAAGCATTCAAAGACAACTTGAAGGTCTGGGAACTCAAAAGCCCCAGTGCTGTCTTAAAACTTGGAGTCGAGGTGAGCGAAGACCTAGTCGGTGAGAAACAGGCTGCATCTTCTCTAGTCAAAGAAAAGGCGAAGGAATAGAATCCAATCCCTGCCAAAAGAAAAGACCTGATAGCGCGTAAACGCTACCAGGTCAAAGGTCAACTCTCATGGCAACTAACAAATGAAACCCCCAACAAAAGGAATTTCAGTGTCAATCATAACTGAAACACCCCAAAACAACACATTTCAGCAGTCCCAGTCTGTCGCCTGCAAAATAGGCGCTGTGGCCCCCGATGCCGTCTTCTGTACCTTTGCCCTGCAAGGCTCAAAGAAAATCCCTTACAAGCGATCTGGCCAAGGTGTGG